AATATTTAGAGACCGAAGGCAGGAAGCCCAAGGCTTTTTTTAAATTCTCATGTCTACAAAGCTAAGCGATAAAGCGTGTAAAGCAATCATTATTCTGGTAGCTAAAAAGCTTAATGTGGAAGCTCGGCTAATTACTACCCGATTAATGAGCGAAGACGATAAGAATGACATGCGTGCTGGCCTATTACCTACTGATGCGCTGGAGTGTCATGTAAGAGTATGGGTTGCTGCGGGAATGCCTGATTATGCTCATGGTAAAACAGTAGCCCTACGATACGAGCAAGAAAATAGCCCTGTATCGTAGGTACGTGAATTAAGCAGCTAAATATTGTTCAAGTTTCTTTAAGAGTAAATTTTCATCTTTGTCACAAAAAGTCTTTCTTCGCTTACCGAGCAAAATATTTACGGTAAGTTTATTTTCAAGTGAACTGATGTTAACAGCACATTTTCTTTTTTCTATGATTGCCCATAGTGTCGGCAACATTTTATGAATAATGTCCATTTATCCTTCCCCATTTTCCAATAAACAGATATGGCCTATTGCTGCAAATCTAGCTTCTTGTTCAGTATCATAGAAATCCTCTGATTCAATACCTATACCGTAAAGAATGTAAAACCATCCAAATTTAATATCATACTCAATGATATACTCATAACAACCGTATTTTTCTATCATGCTGCTAACTCCATGTTTAGTTCACAATATTGTTTGAATTTGGGAATCATTCCCACAAGCTCATCTAGGCACTTACTTGATTTATGAATTAATCCATCGACCCAAAAACGATATTCAATGGACTCATCACCTGAACAAGTATGACACCAGATGCTTATATCAAGATTAGCTGACTTTCCGACAGTAACGCGAACCCAGTTGGCAAGCTCGCGTAATTGATTGATTTGTTCATTCATTGTAAAACTCCTATCTATGGTTAAAAAAACTTTCTCTGGTTAAAGGAGCGACTATTGAGCCGCTCTTAATACTTCTTCGGTTATTTCGTTATAAACTACAAATTCAATATTAAAGGTCTTTGATGAAATAAGCTGATTCTTCGCAAACGCAGACCGTAGAGCTGCATTTTTAGTTTTGTATTGTTTAACAAATCCTAAAATAGCACCTTCATCGTTGATATTTTTTGTAGCATCTATTTTGATTAGTGAATACATTTTACTTTCTCTCTCTGGTTAAAGTGTCTTTCTCTGCTTGATGACGCTATTATGTCAATTGTGATTACACATGTCAAGCACATTTTACAATAATAATAATTATTACTTTCTGTTATTAATAGAGTATGTTAATATTTGATTTATTAGATAAGCTAAGGATAGCTATTATGTTGTGTCATAGATGTGGTGGTACGGGAAAGTACTTAGGTAATGGGATGATGATGACTAATTGCAATCTTTGTGATGAGCATGGAAAGCCTATCAAAGTTGCAGAAAATAAGATTGACCGTAAATCTAGTTCCTATCAGAAAGCCATAAAAGATATTATGGCTATAAACCCTACAATATCACGCGCGGAAGCTGTTAAGATGTTTGACAAGGCATATGACAAAGATTGAGAATAATATGACTATTAGGGATTATAAAAGTATTCCGGTTAAGAATTTAATTAAATACGCATTAAATTCACGCACTCATTCATCCGAACAAATTGATAAAATTGTATGTTCTATTAATGAATTTGGTTTTACCAATCCATTACTTATTGACGAGAATAACGGCATTATTGCAGGACACGGTCGCTTAGAGGCGGCTTTAGTTGTTGGGATGAGCGAATTGCCGTGTATTATATTGCCGGGATTAAGCGAAGCTCAAAAGGCGGCTTTGGTTATTGCTGATAACAAAATAGCTTTGGATGCTGGTTGGGATAGAGAGATACTATTAAGCCAGTTTGAGTTTCTGCAACAATTTGACTATGACTTAACATTAACAGGATTTGGTCTTGAAGAACTTTGTGAATTCATGCCGGAGGAATTGCCGGAAGCATTTTGTGACGAGGATGAAATACCAGACGATGTTGCGCCTATTACGGTACTTGGCGATGTATGGTTGCTTGGCGACCATCGGTTGGTATGTGGGGATTCTACTGTTGCAACTGATGTCGAGCGTTTATTAGGGGGTCAAAGCCCTAATACGATGATTACAGACCCTCCTTATGGAGTTAAGTATGAAGCGGACTGGCGTGCCAAGGCGAAAGGTTCGAAGAAAACTGAGCGTGAAGAAAACTCGAACCTTAAGAACGATGATCAGGCTGACTGGTTTGATGCTTATGTGCTATTTACAGGTTCTGTGGCCTATGTCTGGCATGCATCCGCTTTTACAGATGTTGTTATGGACGGCCTACGTCGGGCAAATTTCGATATTAAGCAGCAGATTATTTGGAATAAGAATCTCCACGCTCTCTCGCGCTCTGACTACCATTGGAAGCACGAGCCGTGTTGGTATGCCGTCCGAAAGTCAGGGGAACGAAACTGGAAGGGAGGACGAACCCAGATGACCGTTTGGGACGTGCCTAGCATATCCTCCGACAAAACCGACAAAACAGCACACCCAACACAAAAGCCCGTGGAATTGTTTATTAAGTCAATTAGTCACCACACTAACCCGGGTGAGTATGTTTACGATCCGTTTGCGGGTAGTGGTACGCTTATGGTAGCGTGTGAGAAGACGAAGCGTCGTGCACTTATGATGGAATTGGATCCAAAATATTGTGATGTAATAATCAAAAGATATGAAACCTACACCGGCAAAAAAGCCGTAAGAGAGGCTATGGATGGCCAGACCAAAATCGGGCAAAACAGCTCCACATGTTCCCACGGATAAAAATAGAGCTGAGGTAGGGGCTTTAGTGAGTTTTGGAAATACCCAGGAGGAAATAGCGAGACATTTAGGGATAGATATAAATACTTTGGTTAAATATTATCGCGAGGAAATTGATAATAGTGTAGTTAGAGCGAATGCTAAAGTTGCAGCGAAGTTATTTCGTAAAGCCACTGAGGCAGATGATTTAACAGCGATGATTTTTTGGCTTAAAACACGTGCTAGATGGCAAGAAAAAAATAATGATGAAAAATCGACTTCCGAAATTTATGAAGATGTGGTTAAGCGCAAGCATGAATTAGACGAGAAGAACAAGAAGGAATTCTAATATTGAAAGAAGTCTTAGATAAAATATCTCGTCTAGAAGAGTCTCTTGCTGCCAATTCAGTAGGCTTGCAGAATGTATACGGTGAATTTAATAAATACGCTTTATCTGATATCTCAAAAAAGATTGAGACACTTAATGAACGATTAGACCATCATGAAAAAAATAGAAATGTGACGGACTTTGGGTTAGATATTCAATCTTATCCCTTCAACATTAGAGTAAGCTTTACTATTAGGGCTAATTTTGGGGAAATATCACAAGTAATTGACTACCCTCCCGCCCTGGAATATAAAATAGGCAATTGGATTTCTTATGTTTACACGTCTTTGCTTGATAAGCTTTATGATGAGCATGCCAAAAAAGGGGGTAAGCATATAGGTGAAGAAGGGTTTAAAGATTTTATGGATGAACATGGTAAAACGCTTATAAAGCTTGAGCCACAATTATCCAGGAGATAGCTCATCTACCATGACGTAGAAGGAGTACCGGCTATGTTACGGCATTTCCAGGACGCATCACTACCACCTAGGTGGTTCCTAGCTAGCAGCCCTCTAGTGCGTGAAATGGGCACCCAATTAATTAAGGAAAACGTATGAACGACGAACTTAAAAATGATATTGATAGAACAATCCCTGAAGGCACAAAATATATTAATGATGAAGGCAAGCAAACAGTGTTCAAAGATGGTGAATTTGTTTTAGAGGTAGAAAAAGCTGAGTAATCGCTCTTCGCGCACTCGGAGCAAACGCTTAATAGGAAGAGCACCTGATTGTAACTCAGAGGTCGGCTAGTCCGTGTTGGTTCGACTCCAACTTGCTCCACCATTGTTTAAGGATGATAAATGATAGGCCATGTATTTAAGTACGAAATACCGTTAACTAATGAGTTAATAGAGATAGAAATGCCAGACAACTGCGCCATTTGTGAGATAAATCACCAAGGTGATAGCTTATTTATTTGGGCTTTAGTGGATATTCACGCACCTTTATTCACCAATAAGTTCAAGATATTTGGCACAGGTCATAAGATAGATGATGTTGAAGAAATGTATTTCCTTAAAACAGTTCACATGCCCAATGGTTTGGTGTGGCACGTATTTGCATTGAGGGCAATGAAAGGTGAATGAGTTCACAAAGCAAGAGTTAGAAGATATTAGAGACTGTATTGACTACGCTTATCGAAGCAATCCAATTTCCCCAAGAATATCTTTGACGCTGAGAAACAAAATCCAATCCATGATTGAAAACTATTGCGCACATGACTCGAATGGCGGTGAATGCGAAATATTCCTAGACACATGCTCAAAATGCAACGCTTTTATGCTTAGAGAAACCCATTATGAATGATTTTACGAAAGAAGAGCTGAAGGAATTACTAGATGCAATTAGATGGAAGCTGGGTGAAGGCCAGGCTGATAGCCTAACATTCCCTTTAGAAGCCAAGTTGAAATCTATGATTGATAACTATTGTGAGCATGAACTGGTTCGTATTGATTATGATTGCAACCCTGATAGATGTGTTACATGCCAAGAAATTGTTGGCGAATAAAATAGTCCCTTACCAAGCGGTAACGGATATATAGAGGACTGCACCGAACCAGCGTAGCGAATCGGTGAGATAAATAAGGATATTTATGACTCTCCAGGATTGGATAGATAAAAAGATTGCTGATATAGCAAAGAAGCTGCCAACATTGGTTCACAGTGAGCCGGCAAGTTTCTCATGTGGGTTTAATGTGGGATATAAGCAAGCCTTGTTAGACCTTGATAGATTTTTAGAAGATAAGGGAACGTTATGATTAATTTTATAGTAATTGAAGAATTGAATAACCTGTATGAATGGTTTCAGGGTGCTATTCATGCTACAAAAGATGAAGATTTTTGTCTGATATTACATGAAGCATGTCATCGAATGAATGAAATTATCTACAAAGTAAAAATTACGAATGCGGTATTTGGAGAAGCTTCTACAAGTAGGGGTAAGCGGTACGAATGAAACCTATGTCGCAAGCTGAGTTCAAGGAAATATACTCACAGGAACCAGAACCAACAGATGAAAGACATAAATAAGATGCGCTTGGGCGTATTACGTGAGCTAAAGAATGTCCGTATTTTCTTTGATAATATGGAGAAAAGCGTGAAGAGTAGAAATCCTGAGGCCATACAAAGGGCTTATATATTTTTGTGCTATATAGTAGAGGATATGGATAAAGGGAAGTTAACGCCTGATAGCATAGCGTTAGATGTTGAGATATGTAAGGCATTACAAGAGGAATAGATTATTCTCCTTATAAAGGCAATAAATCGCCATCATACGAAGAAGAGCTTAGTCAAAGAAGAACTCAATCAGCCTAGGTTAATGGTTGAGAGGCGCTAGCACCTTGCCATAATGTTGATGTGGTTCCACTCTGAGAACGTAAATCATCTGTAAGTGCTCTGCAAAGGTCGGCAGTAGTAGGGATTGAAGCGGGTGTAAGCCCCGCACCATATAGAGGATATGCTCGAAATGGTTTAGCGTTAAAGCACTCTGGCCACACCATTGGCGAACGTACAAGTGCTCTAACTGGTGATTTAAGTATAGTGTGTTCTGAGGTTTCAATGAAAGACATAAATGTAACACATTGGATGAATTTACCTAAGTTTCCTTATGATGGCGATTTTCCATTTGTTGGCGCAGTTATAATTGATGCGCCTAAGAAATTATCACCCGAAGACGCAAAAGCATTCGTAAAAAAGTTTTTTGAAGAAAATAAAGTATTACTTAAGAGGATAGCTGATGGATGAAGAAGAAATCAATACAAAAGCTTGAGGCATTATATAAACGCATTAGAGAAATAAGGGATATATGAAAAATCATATTAGTCAACTTGATATGCTTGAAAAGCAGTTTATGGAAGATATAAACACCTCTGTTCTGAATTTATTAAGTATTAAGTATTCTCAAAAGGTTTCTGAAATTGCTAAATGTCAAATAAGTCACATAATCCAAAATAGGCTAGATGAAACGATTTGGATAAATGAATTAAAAGACAATTTAAATAAATTAATTATTGAATATGGGTCTCAATTACAAGAAGAAAAAAAGCAATTAAACATTAGAATGGATTTTTTAGAACTAAGGATGCTTGATATGCTAAGGAGAATGGACTCTCTATGATTCTAAGTGAGGACAAGGACGAACTCGCATCACAATTAAGGTCAAGTTTATTAGAGTTCACGCAATTCTTTTACCCATTATTGACGGGTCGGCAATTCATTGTTTCACAACCCGTAGGCCGTGAATCGCATCATATTACTATTTGTCGGGCATTAAGTGAGGCATGCCGTCTTGAAATTCCAGATCATCGATTGCTTGTCAACATCAGCCCAGGTTCGGGTAAGTCAACATTGCTGGCGATGTGGGTTGCGTGGACGCTGGCTAAATGGCCTGATTCACGATTTCTGTATATTTCATACTCCAAAGTATTGGCCGCAAAACATACTGAAACCATCAAACGTATTATGCAATTAGCACATTACGTTTATCTATTTGACGTGAGGATTAGACATGACTCAAAAGCCCGAGAGTATTTTCAGACTACTGGCGGCGGCGCAGTCGCAGCTTTTGGAAGCGGCGGTGCTATTACAGGCCAAGATGCTGGGCTACCCGGTTTGGATAGGTTCTCTGGAGCCGTCATTATCGATGATGCTCACAAGCCAGATGAAGTCCACTCTGACACAATTAGACAATCTGTTATCGACAATTACAGAGAAACAATCCAGCAGAGAGCACGCGGAATCAACGTGCCCTACATCTTCATTGGACAAAGACTTCACGAAGACGATTTAGCAGCTTACTTGCTTGCTAGCAAGGATGGCTACATCTGGACAACGGTTATTCTCAAGAGTATCGATGAAGCAGGAAATGCACTCTACCCCGAAGTAAATACAAAAGCATCGCTGTTAATCAAGCAAGAGCGTGACCCTTATGTGTTCTCATCACAGTACCAGCAAGACCCAATTCCCGCAGGTGGGGCACTGTTCAAACCCGAATGGTTTGTTATGCTTGAAGATGAGCCATTGGTATTATACAGCTTTATCACAGCCGATACCGCAGAGACCGCTAAGAGCTATAATGATGCGACAGTCTTTAGCTTTTGGGGCATCTATGAGATTGAGTCCTATGGAGTAAAAACTGGTCAATATGGGCTACACTGGATAGATACATTAGAGTGCCGAATTGAACCTAAAGATTTAAAGCCAGTTTTCTTGGATTTCTGGCAGCAATGTATGAGATATGCGAAGCCTCCACAGATGGTTGCTATTGAGAAGAAGTCGACAGGTGGAACGTTGCTAAGCTTATTAGATGAGATTAGAACGGTTAAGATGATGGATATTCCAAGAACAAGGGAACAAGGCAACAAAACAAAGAGATTCTTAGAGGCTCAACCTTATATTGCTGAAAGACGTGTTTCCTTCCCTATTTTTGGTAAACATGTGAAGCTTTGTATTGACCATATGAGTAAGATTACAGCGAACGAAACACATCGATGGGATGATATTGCAGATACCGCAGCCGATGCGATAAGGATAGCTTTAATCGATAAAACAATTATATCATCACAGGTAAATGCGGTAGATTACACGCAAATGGCAAAATCAATGACTGGACAACAGAATAAGGTGAATAGATTACGGCAAAGTGCTTATACACGATAATTAATTAAGATACAATAAATTCAAGCAGGGAAAGGATTTCTCTACAAGGAGCTACAACAATGAAGGACGTAGCAAAACGCTATCAAGATAATCTTGCGCGTATTAAGAAAAAAGTACGCAATGCGCACGATTATTTTAAAGACAATTACGACCGATATAATGAATTTAGACGCTTTGTTTTCGATTCTTCATTAACAAGTGATGAAATTACTTTATTACAAACTATTGGCCGACCGCAACTAGAGTTCAACGTACTCGAAGCCTATATTAGCAGACTTCTTGGAGAGTTTTCAAAGCAAGAGCCTGATATTGAGGTCAATGCTTATGACGAAGACAAAGCAGACCCTATCACCATAAAAGTTGTTGAGCAACATCTAAAACATATGTTTATGGACGACAACAACGAGCACACACGCTATGAGGTGTACAAGGATTTGCTTTCTGGTGGATTTAGCACCATCAAAGTGTTCACTGAATATGAACATCCTATGTCGATGAATCAGGTGATTAAGATTCAGCGTGAAGAGCCGACCCTCACGGGCTTCGATAAGCTGGCACGATTTTCGCATAAGGGCGACGGCCAATTCTGCTTTCAGTTATTCCCCAAAGATAAAGAAGAGTTTCTTGAAGAAAATCCCGACATAAAACTGCAAAACTTAAGCTTTAGACGTGATTTTGCGGGCTTTAATTGGTCGTATCAAAATGATAACAGCCAAATCATTGTCGTTGCTGATTATTACGAGAAAAATCGCAAAGAGGAAACAATTGTTCAGGTGCGTGATGGCCGAGTCATGACTATGAGCCAGTATCGCAAGATGGTGGACTCGTGGAATGATATTACCGTACCACCTTCTCTCATTGGAAAACCAAGGAAAACTTTACTTGACAGCATATCCCGTTATCGAGTTATCGAAAACCAAGTACTTGAATATGAAGAAACCGACTTTTCTCACTTGCCATTGGTATTTATTGACGGCCATTCGCTGATGATAAAGACTCCAAAGAACGGCAACATCAGACAGGTAACACGACCCTATGTCTATCATGCTAAAGGTGCGCAACGCCTTAAAAACTATGCGGGTATTTCCCTTGCGAATGAGATTGAAAATACGGTACAGCATAAATTCATGGTGGCTAAAGAAGCCCTTCCAAAAGAGGAAGAATTTTTACAGGCTTACAAAGATACTCAAAAAGAATCTGTGCTGGTTTATAATTCTGTTCATGAGTCCAACCCTGACATGCCAATTAGCAACCCAATCCGCGAGGTCAATAGGATTGCGTGTCCTCCAGAAATTGCACAGGCTTTCACTGGAGCTGATTCACTCATTCAAAATGTTTTGGGTTCGTACGATGCTAGTCTTGGCATTAATAATAATCAGCTTTCTGGCATTGCAATCGTGGAAGCTGCTAGTCAGTCAAACGCTACTGCTATGCCTTACATCGTGGGCTGCTTACAAGGATTCCAACGGGTAGCTGAGATATATGTAAACTTAATGCCCAAATATTTTACTACTCCACGCACAATACCAATTCTTGATGAAAAAGGAAAACGCCACTTTGTTAAAATCAATCAGGAAGAAGGGTTGCCAATGGATTTCGACACCAATTCATTGAATGTAACACTCAAAGCGGGCGCAAGCTTCCAAGTTCAAAAATCACGAACCATTATGATGGTTAAAGAGATGATGGGAATGTCGCCATTATTTGCTCAGTTTATTGCTGAAAAAGGATTGGATTTCGTACTCGATAACCTTGAAGGTAAAGGTGTTGAAGAACTTAAAGCATTAACTGATGAGTGGTTGCAAGAATATCAGAAAGAGAAACAAGCAGCTCAGCAAGCAGCACAGCAAAATCCTGCTGCAATGAAAGCTCAAGTTGATATGCAAAAAATGCAAATGCAAAATCAACAAGCTCAGCAAAAAATGCAACTTGAAATGGCTAAATTGGCGCAAGAAGAGAAGAAACTTGAAGTTAATCTCAAGCTTGGCGAGCAATCATCGACTGTTCAATTGGTGAAGGCGCAAACTGAGCGGTTCGCCAAACAGGTAGATTTGAAGATTAAAGGACATGATATGCGTCATCGCCATGTCAAGGAAGCTTTAGAGTTCCATCATAAGGTAAAACATGGCTCACAAGGAGGCAGAGCAAATGCAAACTAGAACATTGGTTACAATTGGTAAGCCCATTGGGAAAGATGAATGGGTTATATGTGTTAGCAATGAGTCAAATCGATTCGTCATCCCATGCTCTAGGGCTGAATGGTCATTACCTTGCTACGGCAAAGAATTACATAATGATGAAATCAAAGAATTGATAGGATTTTTAAAACAAACATTAGAAGGAGGTAATAATGAGCAAAGTAAATTGGAATGATTTAAAAGATGCCACTCCAAATGAGCTTAAAAAGACCTACAAGCTCAACGACAAGCAGCTTGAGAACCAAGTTCGTAGGCATATGGATGGTGCGAACCCTGCTGAACGTCGTGGTTTGTATGAAACCGTTTGGAGCAACAAGCGATGATTACTATTGATGAGCTTACCAAAAGACGAGACATCCTAACGGTTACCTTAATGAGCAGTGAAGCGACTCTTTCGGATATCAAAGACCGCTCTAAGATAATAAGAAAGGAAGTAGCAAACATCAAAGGCGCAATCATGGAACTTGATAGACTGATTGATGGAGTTGAATATGCCCCTGAATAAAGGCGCTAAACCAGGTACTAAAAAGTTTGGCCAAAACATTGCCACTGAGATTAAAGCGGGAAAACCAAGGAATCAAAGCATTGCTATCGCCTATTCTGAGGCTAAATCTAAAAAGAAGGGGAAGAAAAAATGAAAGATACTTTTAGAAAAGTTTACAGGCCTTTGACGGAAGAAAATACGAAGTTGATTATTGATATCAAGGCAAAAGCAGAAGAACTTGAGTCTTTAATGATTAATACTAAAAGTAGAGAAATGTCGTTGGCTTTGACGAACCTTGAACAATGTATTATGTGGGCAACTAAGGCCGTTGTATTGGAGGATGAAA